AAAGAATTCAAGGTGAATTTCCTCGGGTTGATTTCCTCTGTAAAAGATGGTTCGGTGGATGCTGATAAAATAGTTACAGCGGCGACTCTGGATGTTATGAAGGCGGGCGTCAAGATGGATATTCCTCTGGATGAACAATTAAAATTTGCAAAAGCAGCCGAACTGGTTTGTACCGATGGAGCCGGCAGCTTTGAGAAAATCAAGATTGTCAACGGTGGGGCGAATACAACGTTCAAAGCTGAATTAGGCGGAACAGATTTCTTTTTTAAGATAAGACATCACAGTCAGACTGAAACCGGTCCGATAAGTCAAAGCACAGCTGATTTCTTTAATAGAGTCGGCGTAGGCACTCCGATGGTCAAGCAGATCAAGCTTAGCGGAGGGGAGTTAAATGTCAAGGGCGTGGAAGTTAGAAACGAAAAGAAACAGAACCAGATATTCGATGCTGAGATGGCTGAATTCTTACCGAGCTTCATCGTATGTCAGGATTTGGCCAAGCCAAAGGCTAAGGGGCAGGACGCAGCAATGGCGATAATCCAGAAGATCTCCGGCGATGACATAAAAAGGCTGGTAGTAGCGGACTTCATGTCCTATCAGCAGGACAGGTTCACTGACAACGTAGGAATAATTAAAGACAGTGGTAAACTGATTGCCCTCGATAACGACTTGGCTTTCGGATTCATGGACCGCAAACCGATCCTGTCATTTATGATAAGGGAACTGGCGCTTGATCCCCCCAAGAAGTATGCAAAAGATGAACGCTGTTATAGCTGGGTTGAAAGAGTATTCATGCCTGCGTTCGATTACAGAACTTATGGTGAAGTCGGCGTCAACTACGAACCCGAGATAATTGGAATGTTGACAGAGTTCAGCGACAACGAAGATGGGATGCTGGATTCCTTCTGTCCGACCGGCACAAGACCGAATATCAAAGAAGCCATCAGGCTGAATTTGAGGAACATGATGGACGTGGGTTTTGAGGGTGCGATTATGAAATACAAATCCGAGATAATGAATAACGTATTGAAAAAATAAGGTTGATCTATGGAAAAAATAGCTTTCTTGTACTTTAATAGCGATAACGAAGTAGTGTGCAGTGAATATTTCAGACTGCAGGACGGCGTCGTCGTGAACTACATCGACACCGATGAAGGGGTTAAGCCGATGAATACCGAATATACAAGTTTTGAGGATTTGGCTGCTTACTATGATACGAGGAGCCAGGCTATGCTCATATTCAACGTAGTAGATCCCGAAAAAGCACAGGATGTATTAGGTACTTCCCTCGCCGACTTCAAAAGAAGACAGGGGCATGATGCTGATGAACAGAAATTAGCAGATGACTTGGAAAAAAGCGGAGTCTTTGACGAAGATGAACCCACCGGGGATGAATAAATAAGTCAATGGTAAAGATTAACCCAGAAGGCAGTGGATTGCCAAGTTTTAACGGAGTGTTCAGGAGACCGTCTGCGAAGAAACCGGAGAGCCATCAGGCGTCCCTGGAAACTTTGACGTGTTTCCCCGAGCTGAAAGCCAGAATACAGGCGGGCTGGCCGTCAACAAGAGTGGCTGACTACATCGAGACTACTTACCCGGCGGAATATGCAGGTCTGGGCATGGCTAAGGGAGAGTTAATCGATCACCTGAATTCGTTCAGAAAAGCATTGACGCCACTGGAGACGGTGGCTATTCGTATGCCGGCTGAAGTAATCAAGGCAAAAGAGAAGATTGATGCAGGTCTGGATATCATGGCTGAGATGCAGGAGCTTTATGCGATCCAGAAGGGGCGTATCAATATTGATGTCGGTACAGAAAAGAAATTAAACAAGTTGTTTAAGACAACAGGAAATGAAATTGCGATAGCCGCAGCTCTGTTAAGAGATCTTGCTGCGATAATGGGAGATCTGGGAGTGAACAAGGGTAATCCGGGTGAAGAAGCGGCAGTAAGAAAACAGTTAATAACCGATTTCGGTTTGAAGTATGGGAAAGACTCGGTAGCCAAAGTGCTTAACGATCCAAGAGCAGTTTCCAAGGTATTAGGAGTGGCTGAGAGTTTATTCAAGTCCATAAGGGCTGGGGATGTGGCAGGTCTTCTTGCGGAAGTCCAGGCAGAAGAAAAGCCGGCGATGATAGAATTGCAAGTAATAGAAAAGAATGAAGAAGTATTGGAGAGTGTGGGCGCATGAAAACGATTATATGGCTCATAGTAATACTGTCATGGCGGTTTTACGCTCAGACGATCACCTTTGATAATCAGGGCTGGAATGCGAACCAATCAGTCGGAACGTTCACGATAGATGGGCTATCGTTTTCGAGCAACCAGGGCATATATACGAATTACGGCTACAACAAGGACATAAATGGGGTAAGTATCTACTGTGTGTCTTGGGCTCAGGGGGACTATGTTAATATTTCGGTCAATAGACAGATCACAGTAAAAAGTATCGCGGCTTATCAGGTCGGAGAGTCCGGAATAGATTCTCTGGTCATTGAAGGATGGGCGGGGAGTCAGAAAAGATATTCCCAGATATTCACGAATGTAAATGCTTGGAGAATTCTGAAGCTCGACTACACTGCAGTTAATAAGATCGTGCTTAGGTCGGGCAATGTGGGCGGTAAACTGCTCGATTACAATTTGGACAATGTTTCGTATTCGGAATCGACCGTTCCGGTGGAGCTGGTATCCTTTAATGGTGTAGCGCTGAGAGATAATAGCGTAAGCCTAAAATGGATTACGGCTACGGAAGTGAACATGCATGGCTTTGAAATAAAAAGAAAACTCGGGGAGGGTGGTCCGTGGGAGAGTGCGGGGTTCGTGGCAGCGCAGGGGAATAGCAACAAAGGAAAGGAATACGCATTCATAGACAAACTCCCGACTGCAGGTGCGATTACTTACAGACTGAAACAAATAGATAACGATGGCGGCTTTATATATTCCGAGAGTATAGTGGTATCCGTGCTCCTAAAGGAATTCACGGTCAGGAATTACCCGAATCCGTTTAATCCGGAGACAACCATCAGGTACTCGCTTCCCTATGACTGCAAGGTGACGTTGACGATTTATAATATTATCGGGGTGAAGATAGTGTCACCGAATGATGTAATGCGTACTAAAGGTAGTTATGAAATAAAATGGAGCGGCCAGCGAGCTGGAGTATATGTCCTGTCGATGACAACCACGCGGGCAAACGGAGTCCAGCATACAGCGGCAATCAAAATGATATTACTGAAATGATAGAACTGAAAGTAACAGAAAAGAATGAAGAAGTATTGGAGAACGTAGGCGTATGAAAAGGATGATATGGATATGGCTAATAGTTGTTTTGTCGTGCCAGATGTTTTCGCAGCAGCTTCAGTGGAATAGCCCATGTAGAGGTGCTGGCGATACCGTAAAGGTAAATGGACAACGGATTAAGACGGATATACTGGGAAATCCAGTGCCTTATAATCATCCGGATCTTGGAGCTTATCAGTATCAGGAGCCGCTACCAGTGCAACTGATCTCTTTTAAGGGGAAAACTTTAAGAGACAATTACGTTGAGCTTGTGTGGGTGACAGCGACGGAAGTAAATTTTCATGGATTTGAGATAGAAAGAAAACTTTGGATGGGCAGTCCCTGGGAGAAGATCGGCTTCGTGGCGGCCCAAGGGAATAGCAATAAGGGTAAAGAGTATATGTTCTCAGATAAGCTCTCCATGGCAGGGGTTATCGCTTATCGCCTGAATCAGGTGGACAACGATGGTGGCTCGGTACATTCGAATATTATCGTGGTGTCAATGTTACCCAAGGAATTTACCGTCTCGAACTACCCGAATCCATTTAATCAAGAGACGACGATCAGATATTCGCTCCCCTATGACTGTAAGGTAAGACTGACGGTCTATAATGTCATCGGGAGTAAGATAGAGTCATTCCCAGATGAAATGCGCACACAGGGCAGTTACGAGGTCAAATGGCGCGGTCGGTACGCCGGCGTGTATATCCTCGCAATGACGACCAAGCGGGCAAACGGAAATCAGCATACGGCAGCAATCAAAATGGTGTTACTGAAATGAACAAGTCTTTACGTGTTATAGGGTTTGGGCTAACAACGATTGGGGCTGTCGGTTTGTTTTCGATGGTTCTAATTCTGATAGCTATTGCAACGCATTATTCGACATTAAATGAACTAATAAAATAAGGAAGTACTATGAAAGACCTAATAAAAGAAATGACTGAGATTATTCAAAGTCTTGAAAGAATCGCGACTAATAAAAAGAAATAGTCCCAATGATAGAACTCATTGATGGTCGTAATATAAGTAAACAGACTCCGGAGGAGGTACAGAAACTTCTAAAGAGGGATGTAAGGTCACTTTCACCTGAAGAGATGGAAGTGATGCAGCTTATTATGGCTGAAATGACCGGCGGTAAAACTGGGTTACTTGAACTAATGAACGAATTAGAATTCCAAGAACCTATGGTGGATATCGAAACATGGTTGACAGATCCGTACCACTTCGGGAAGGTGCATAATCTATGGCCGAAGCTAATTGACGACATGATAGAACTCTTCAATGGAGAGTATTATGAAGTTATCATGACCGGATCTTTAGGATATGGTAAGAGCTATTTTGCGAAGATAGCAGCCTGCAGAGTGTTCTATGAGATGAGCTGTTTACGCAATCCGCAGAAGTCTTTTGGATTGGCTCCTGATTCCCTGATAGCATTCCTGGCGATTTCATTGTCAGAGCAGACAGCTCGAAAGGTATTGTTCGAAGATTTACAGAATATGCTTTCAATGAGT